GCCATTGCTCGTTTTCGAGCCTACACTCCGAACCCCGCTCCAACAGCCCCCAACTCCTCCACCAACGGAAGAAAGAAAAGCATTCTCTGTATAGTGGTTTGTGATACCTTCTCTGCTATCATCCACATAATTCAAAAAACAACTAATTGGTAACCCTCTACTAGTTCCTCCGTTAGAAAGAATGGGTGTAGAGAACATAAACCAAAGTTTGCTTGCATAGTCATATAGCCTTTGAGCATGATCCTCGTCATCTGCAAAAGTCATAGCTGCGCGAGCAAACGCCTCTTGTGGAGATTTTTCTTCTCCGACTAAGTATCTATCTTCCAGAGTTTTTATACTAAACTCAGATAGATATTTATCTCTGTTATAATTAAGCTGCATCCATTACGCCCCTTATTACTGATATATTATCAGCCCCTATTGCATCGTCGCAAAATGTTAATAAATCCATGAGTTCATAGTTTTTGACTATCTTTTCACAGTTTTCATTTAAAGACTCTATATACTTATACTTTCCTGGAATTGGACATGCATCATAAATATTTAGTGCATCTCCATATTCTTTTATCAATCCTAAAGCTCTTTTAGGCCCGATACCAGGAATCCCTGCTACATTGTCTCCTTTATCTCCTGTTAGGCACTTTAAGGAAATATACTCCTCGGGGCTAACGTCATAGTGGTCACTCCAGTTATCTAAAGTAACTTCTTTTCTCGTCACGTAAGAGAATCTTCCTACATTCTCTTGTATAAGCAAATCCCAATCTCTATCGCTGGATATTAGCCAGATATATTCTAGGTTGTATTCATCCCTATGACGAACAAGATGAGCGGCTATATCATCAGCTTCTACTCCTCTAAATCTTAGTAGTCTACAGTCTTCTTGCATGAGAGCTAGAGTTGCTTCATACTCTGAAATAAACTCTTCAAACTCCATTTTCTCCTGTTCAGATTGTTCTGCAAATTTTTCTTTTCGATTCTGTTTGTACTCAGGGCTTAGGGCTTTTCTATACGAAGAAGAACCTAAGTCTGCTGTAATTATAATACTTTTACAATCATATGATTTCGCTAAAGATTCCACAGTTCTTTGGTATTCATATCTAAAGTCCGTTCTTCCTTGATGCTTCCATCTAAAAGCTAGATTTAGTGCATCTACAATTAAAGTGCAGTTTCCATCATTGACTAGCTTATCTGTAAAATTAAATGCCATTTAAAAACTCCACTTTTTCTTCCTTCAACCATTCTTCTGCAAGTAGTACAGAGCATGCCAAAAAATGAATATACATAAAATGATCCGTATTTTCGGGCGGCTCGGGTGTAACTACAAAAACAGGGGATCTATTATACTTGAAAAACAGTAAAGGTTCTTGATTACCTCCCTCAGCCTGTATTTCTAGCTTCTTCCACCATTTTATCAAATTATTTGTTTTTGGAGCTGTAAATATTTTATCTGATAGAGGAGATGCCTCATAGTTTTTTACTTCAATACAAAACTTATTTTTTGCATGAGGAACATACAGGTCTCCTTTTAAATAGTCAAGTGCTCCTGAAGAGGGAACCCTTTCAAACTGATAGCCTGTATGTTCCCTCAACATATCTCTCACTAGATACTCTCCTCTAGCTCCTTTTGCTCTTGAATCTACCACTACTTCTCCAATGTTTCAACGATAGTACCGGCTAGATTTTTGAACCAGTCTTTTGATCTATTTCTTGTTGTCTCTGCAGCTGTACCAATTCGTATGCCGCTTGTTTCTATAAAGTTACGAGGGTCATTTGGCACACCATTTTTATTTACAGTTATATCAATTTCTTCAAGTCTATCGGCTGCTTCTCTGCCGCTTATCTTTTTATTACTTAAATCTAATAAAATTACGTGACTGTCAGTGCCTCCTGTAATTACATTATAACCAGATTCTATAAATACGGAAGACATAGTTCTTGCGTTTGCAATTACTTGATCAATGTATATTCCAAAAGAAGGTTCAAGCGCCTCGGCAAAACACTGAGCTTTTGCTGCAATTATATTCATTAGAGGCCCTCCCTGTGTACCAGGAAAGATACCACTGTTTATTCTTTTTGTGTAATCTGGACTATTCCAAAGAATTATCCCACCTCTTGGCCCTCGTAGAGTTTTATGAGTAGTGCTTGTAACTACATCGGCATAAGGTACAGGATTAGGGTATCTTTTTCCTGCAACTAGACCACTATAGTGTGCCATATCACATAAAAGAAAAGCATCTACCTGTTCTGCAATATCTTTAAATTTTGCCCAGTCTATATGTCGGGAGTACGCACTTGCACCAGCTACAATCATTTGTACTTTATGTTGCTTTGCAAGTCTTTCTACTTCTGCATAGTCTATAAAACCGTATTTGTCTACTCCATACGAGTATGCTTGATATACTTTTCCACTAAGTGTGGGTTTTGCTCCATGGCTTAAGTGTCCACCACTAGCAAGATCCATTCCAAGAATTTTATCCCCAGGCTTTAGAAAAGCTTGATATACTGCAGTATTTGCATTGACCCCGCTATGAGGTTGTACATTTGAGTAGTTACACCCAAACAGCTTTTGCACTAACTCTTGGGCATAAGATTCTACTGCATCCATATGTTCGCAGCCATTATAGTATCTAGCACCTGGATATCCTTCTGCGTATTTATTTGTAAATACACTTCCACACAATTCTCGCACTGCTTCACTTGCAAAGTTTTCACTAGCAATGAGTTCTATCTGTGTTTCCTGCCTTTCTTCTTCGTCAAAAAGAATTAACTGTAATTTTTCATCTACCACTCTAACTTACTCACATTTCCGTTTTTTACAACCTCAATTTTTTCAAGAAGAGGGTGAGTCCACCCATGAGATACTACATAAGTATTTAAGTCTTCTTGAAGCAATACTTCTACCATTTTCTCTCTGCCACTATCATCTAAAACATTTATTACTTCATCAAGAAATAATATATTTATTCTAGACTTAGAAATACTACTCATCAGTTTACGAATTGCTATTAGAGTAGCTGTGTTTACCCTGGCTAGTTCTCCAGACGACAGGGCAAGTATATCCACAATATTTTCATTATCTGTGATTTGCACATTCAATTTATCATTTGATACAATAAATTCTAGTGTAAATCTTCCATCAGAAAGCTCAGCCAAGTAAGTATTCGTTAGTTCTTCTAGCTCTTTTACTAAGTTTTCTATCTTGTATGCTAGCAATCCATTTGTACTAAAAGCTTTCTTTAAAATTTCTATATTCGTATCTAATTCTTTTTGCTGTGATAAAATCTCTCTGGCAGTATTTAGTTTTTCTAGAAAACCATCTGTTTGGCTTTGAATTATTTCTATACGAGTATTTCTCTTAGTTCTATCTTCATTTTCTGCTGCAATTTTTGATAGCTCACTTCTTACTTTCTGCAATTTAGCTTTAACTTCATCCAGTTTTGCTTGCAATTCTTCTGGGTCTAAGATCTGGGAAGGCAAAGAATTATCTATGCTTCTGTACAGATCTTCCCACTCTTTCTGAGTTTTTTGCTTTTTATCAAATAAAGCATTGTTAGTTTTAATTCTATGAACGAGCTTTTCATTTACTCTTTTCTTGACGTTCATAGATGCTATCTTTGCTAGCTCCTGTTCTAATAAGTTTTGTATAAACTCTGCATCTACCTCTTGTTCGCAAGTAGGACACACATCTCCTAGTTTTTTGAACTTCTCTAGCAAATTATTCGATGCTTTTATTTCTGCATCTAACTGCCCTAATTCTTTTTGATGTTCATCATAAGATTCTTTTTCAGTGACCTGAATCTTACTTACTTCATCAAGATTAATTTTGTTGAGCAAGTCTCTATATTTATTATTCGTTAGAATTTTTTTATTTTTTTCAGAAATATTTTCAAGTTCTACTGAAAGAGAACGGAACTGCTTCTCATCTTCTTCCGTGTCAAATTCTAAATTTAACATGGGAAGTATGTCTGTACTCTCCAATTTATTTGTATTCAACCATCTTTCAATGGTATTAATTTCTGAGCTTAATTCTACTACCTTACTGGAAGATTCTTTTGAAGCTTCCTTAAAAACTTCAAAGAGCTTAACATAATCATCAAGATGTAGTAAGTCAATTAAAAACTTTTTTCTGTTTGTATCTGTTGCAGTAAGAAACTGCAAACTCGCATTTGTATTCTGATATACAAGCTGTGAAAAAGTCTTAAAGTCAATTCCAAGTATTTCTTGAATTGTTTTGTAAGTATTTGTAGCAGTGTGGCTTGATATATCTTCACCGTCTCTTTCTAGTTTTACTTTAATGCTGCTTTTACGGTCTACATGTATTTCATAACTACTACCGTCTTTTTCAAAAGATAAAAAGATACTATAGCCGTTATTTATATACCTATTTGGTATATCGGCTTTCTTTATTCCTTTTGAGTTTTTATTGTAGAGAATCTCTTCAATAATTAACGGTATGGACGATTTGCCCATACCGTTAGTGCCAATAATCTGAGTAACAGTATTATCGGATAAATCTAATTCATTGTCTGGGCCATAACTGAAACAATTATCCCATTTGAGCTGTTTGAGCGTAATCATTGTACGTTCCTAAAATATTAACTATTTGTTCATCTGGTATTTCTAATATATACCGTAGATACTCTACTAACTCATCCTCTAGTGTCATATCTTTTTCAATAACTAAAGAGGCTTCTGTACTTCTCTTTATTACTTTTTTATCAAGTAATTCTGAGTTTTCAACTGAAGCAAGTTCCTGGATATCACCTTCTATTTCATAAATAGTATGATGATATGTAGTAGGAACCATATCAGCAGGATTTGTTACAGTTTTTCTTATCAACTGAGGTAAAGTAAACGGCCACCAGTTCCAGCTCCAATCTTTTGGATCTATAAGTAAGTACCCTGTTTCAACTTCTTGTCTATGAAAAGAAGTAGTCATAGGGCTTCCTGGGTAGACTATGTTTCTTTGTGTATTGCTGTGTGCATGCAAGTCTCCTGCAAATACAACAGGAAAGTCATTAAATCTATCTAAGTCTACCTCTGGTTTTACGTGAGGAGGAATCTCACCCCGTACATGAGTAAACAAAGGTTTGTTAGTATCAAAGTGCTCGATACTTCCTTTCCTATGTAAATCTGCGTAGGGTAGAACTCCGAAACCTAAATCCTCATCAACATATGAAATATCCACAATATTTACAAGAGGGTTTATATCCCTTGTCGGTTGTTTTAGTTGAGAGAAGAAGGTACGATTTTTACGAGTTGCTTCGTGATTTCCATCAAAGATAAGAGTTGGCTTCTTTACATTTCGTATAAAAGAAAAGTATAGAGCCAACTCTTCCATGCTTGGAATACGGTCAAACAGGTCGCCTCCTATGATATGCATATCGCAGGTAGACGCCTGTTTGTGCACCTGGTCGAAGAATTCGTTATATCGCTTTATTGCCCACTCTAAAGGCACATTCTTTTGTCCAAGTTTTATGTGCCAGTCGGCAGTAAATAATATCACGCTACGTTAAACTCATCTTCCAAAGTTTCATCAATATCATTAGATCCATTGTCTCGAATACGGTCTAAAAGTTCCTTTTGTGCATCTGGGGTAGGACGAGGCATAACTTCATCCATAGATTTCAGATCTGCAATTAATGCCATCTCACTGTCATTCAACTCACGATTTTTGCACTTCAAAGCTTGCAATTGATACTCTACATTGTATGGTAGAGGGCCAGTTTTTACTCGCTTGAACTGAACGTCCCAGCCAGTTTCGGGATCTGTTGGATCTCCTAAATCTTCTGCCGCAGTAATAATTTGTTCCCACAACTTTTTCTTGAGGTTTACAACTTTTACTTGACCATTATCAATACATTGAGTTGCATAGCTCCAGCCACACTTGAGATCGGGATAGTACTCACGAACCCAGTCTTTCTCTTTGTTATTGAAACTTTCATTATTACGATCAAAAGATAAACACTCCAGAGGAATGTTCTTATCATTTTCGCCTTTTACCCAGTATACATAGCGAGCAAGAATATCTCCGACAAGTCGGAAACTATTATCGCCATCAGTATACTGAAAACTGGTAATGCTTGATTTTTGTGCTGCACCTTTGTGCTGATTAAATTGAATAGCCATTTTAATGTATCTCCTTTCGATTGACTTCTTCATAGCGAAAATGAATACGTTCATTATCATCTACTACAAGTAGCCTGTTTTGGTCTAATATTTGTAAAGGATTTAATCCTGGCATCAAAACCATATCAAGTGTAGGGTCTTGTGTCACGATAAAATCTGCTGCTGATCGTAGAGCGCACAAACTTATGTACTGTGCAACTTCACGATGACGGTACTTATGTGAGTGGTAGAGAAGGACATCAGGATGTAGCATGAAACTCATCCCAGAAAAATCTATCTGCGAATATCTATAGATTGGGTCATACTTATTTTTCGGCACCTGCTTTTCAGCAAACATGCGAAAGATTCGTACAACTTCGACCACATTCCCGTTGGAATTGTCGTAGATTTTCGGCCAGTCATATAAGAGCATATAGTATACTAAAATTTAACCTTGTTGTCAAGAACTATTTTTTTACAGTTCTTTTATCTTATATCCCTGCTTCATGTAGTGTCCCATCCTAGTAGAAGCCTGCCTTTTTGCAGTATTTCCTTTTAGATGTATATCTACAATTACTGGGTCCCTTTTATTTTCTTCTTTTCGTATAACTCTACCTATTAACTGAGTAAGAAGTGGCTCATTATTAATAGGAGTACCAAGTATGAGACAACTTAGGTTGTTGAGTGAGATACCCTCTGAGAATATTGCTTGAGTACCGAATAATATACTCTTTTTGCCTTCCTTTATTTCAGACATGTACTTTTCTCTATCCTCATGCGAGACCTCACCCGTAACACATATAGCTTGTTCTCCGACCCTTTCGGCGCAGGCTTTCAAAAAATGCACTCTGTCGCTTACGACCAATACTTTATGGCCTTTTGCGGCGTAGGCCGCAGCGGTCAGAGATACAGTATGACGGTACTCATCATTGTTTGCAAGAGCCGTTACTCGATTTGCCCAGGGGGTTCTAGCT